TGTGGAGACTTATTATTTCTCTATTGAAAGTCTCTTTACCGTATTTTTTTAAATCCTCTTTTAATTCTGGGCAAGAACCGTAATACTTCTTCCAATCCGATTCTTGTTTTACTTTTCTTTTTTTACCCGGTGGTTTTCTGAACGACCAAAAATACTTTCTACCAATGTAACGTCGTGAGTTGGACTTATTGGTAATGAGATAAACAAACCCGAAGTAATCCCCAATATCATTACTATCAAAAGGTTTGTTATCAAACGTCCATGGATTCTCATAACTTACTTCATTATTTATATCCAAGCTCATCTTATAGAATTCAATGAGCTATTATTTATCTTTAACCGGGACAAACCTAGTCTAAACAAAAAAAGGGGACTTGTCAAGCCCCCCCCCTGTGTATTATGTAAGTTTTGTATCAATCTTCGTAAGTTCCTGCTCTTCTTGCTGCTTTGTTTCCTTTTCCTGTCCTAAGTCCAGTAAAATTAGATTTTACTGGGTTCTTAGCAACCTTTAAGTTGGGAGGAGTTCCGCCATAACCATCAACATTAGCACGACCAATGTGTTTAATTTGAGCAACATTCTCACCCTTTCCTGCCTTTGCTCTACCAGAAGCAGTGGTGCGAGCATCAAGCATCGCTTTCATTTTTGCTTTACCTTTTTCGCTGGTAATTGCTTCATCAATGTTCTCAGATGCTTCTAAGATTGCATCAATCTCTTTCTCGGTGAACAATCCAGTTGCTTGCAGTTCCTCAAACATCTTCTTACCATTTTTGGTAGGAGAGGTTCCTTTCTCTCTCATAGCATCACGACCACCTTCTGCACGCTCTTCTGCTGATGCACCAGGACGGAACTTACCCATTGCAAGGCGACGATCCTTGCTCGAAGGACTCTTCTTATCCCTCTCTGCTTGGATGGCATCACGGCGTGCCTGCTCACGAGCAGCACCCTTAAAGTCAATGCCTTCTCCTACTGTTTCTTCACCCAGTTTAGCAGCGGCGCTAGATGCCTTAGAAGCAACGCTACCAACGGCACTTGCTGCCTTACGGAGACCCTTACCAATGAGTCCTCTGACGCCCTTCTTGACCTGCTCCTTCTTCTTCTGAACGGCACCTACAACTGCCTGCTGACCAGCACGTCCTGCTCTTCTTGCCTCATCCTTAGCAATAGAAGCAGCAATACTACCAACTGCCTTTGCAGTCTTTACCTTCTCCTTACCAGCCTTGACTGCCTCTCCTGCCTTTCTCTTAGCGTATCTGATACGCCCTTTCAGCATATTCTTCTTCTCAGGTGCCTTAGGTGCTTCGGTATCATGCCCGTAGGTTACCTTTGCCTCAATGAAGTCAAGTGCTGCCTCTTCTACAACATCAAGAACTTCCTCGGTATCATAACCTTCTGAGACGTACTCTTCTACAAGTTCATTAAAAATTTCCTCTACAACTTCCTCAGAGAGATCATCTACAAGAATCTCATCGGTGGAAACATAAACTTGTTGATAAAGAGATCTAAGTTCTCCGTATTCTGACTGCGACAGGGACTTCATTTTACTACTTTAATATCCTTTATAAGGATATTTATAAAAAAAGAGGGTCAAAGACCCTCCGTATCATTCATCCATTCTGAGCAGTAATCATAATCTCCGAAGAGATATTCATCACAGTCTGCTGCCTCTTGATAAGCAGCAAGCATTTTATCGGTGTCCCAATTATAATTGGAATCCTGTAAAAGAATTTTCTGTGACATCTTGCTTGATTCCTCCGACGATATAAGACTCAACTTCGGTTTCTTGTGGTGCCACTTGAAGACCTTTAGAAGAAATCCAGTGCTCTGTCCAAGGAAGTGGATTATTCTTTGCGGCAATGTCATAGAGTGGTTTGAGTCCAATTGCTTTCATTCTACGGTTTGCAATCCATTCGACATACTGCTGTAACAGTTTGTCATTAAGACCAATCATCGATCCATCCTTGAACAGATATTCTGCCCAATACTTCTCTTGATTAACTGCATTCTCAAACGCCTTATACAACCATTGCTCTTCTTCTTTGGCAATCTGCTTCATCTCTGGGTCATCACCGTTCATCCAATTCTTAAGAATGTTTTGAGTGATAACCAAGTGCTGGTTCTCATCCCTAGCAATTAGTGAGATAATTTTTGCGCTTCCTTCCATAAGCTTGAGTTCGCCAAAAGCAAAACTGCAAGCAAAGGATACGTAAAAGCGAATACCTTCAAGAATATTAACGTTTGCAACTGCTCTGTAGAGCTTGCGCTTGAGTTCATACCTTGCCTCTTTTGCGTATGGGACTTGCTCTAGTGCGTGTAACCACTCAGCAGAATTATCATACTGATGTGCTGAGTTGATAAAGTCATTATACGCTTGAGTCACGGTCACCGCACGTTCCATAATGCGATCCTCTTTGAGGATAGTATCAAAAACCTCAGATGGGTCTGAATAAACGTTTTTGATAATATAGGTGTAGGAGCGTGAATGGATCATTTCCATGAATTCCCACACTTTCATACAAGCCTCCAGTTCAGGAAGGGAACAGTATGGAGCAAATGCCATACCAGGACCACGACCCTGAACCGAGTCCAGCATGATCTGATACTTCAGGTTGCTGGTAAAGATATGCTTTTGTTCTGGACGCAGCAACTGATAGTCACTGCGGTCCTTTTGGAGGGAGACCTCCTCGGGTCTCCAAAAGTATCCAAGTTGTTGAGTTGTAAGTTTATCAAAGATAGGATACTTATAGGAATCATATCTTTGAATACCCAGAGGTTGACCAAAGAACATTGGTTGTTTTTTGGTATCAACCTCACTAGAGTTAAAAACCGTCATAGAATCAACCATTGGTTTTTCCTCTAACCCTGTCTTAAATCTTACAAGACTCACAATCTTCCTCCTCGGCGTTTTCTAGTTGAGAGATTAAACTATCAAGAGACTGACTTGCGGTTTCTTCAACCTCGTCGTCCTTCATATCATAAGTGTTTTGATAATAACTGGTTTTCCAACCGTACTTATATGTAGTTAACAGGTCTTGTGCCCAGACCGAAATAGGAATCTCATTGTTAGGATAATGAGTCGGATTATAAGACCAGTTGCCACTGATTGCTTGGTCGAAAAACTTCTGCATTACAGCAACAATATTAATATAACCACGATTGGACTCCATATCCCAAAGAAGCGTATAAGCGTTTTTAAGAGATCCGTATTGAGGGACAATTTGTTTAAGAACACCCTTCTTGGACTTCTTAACGGACATGTATGCTCTAGGAGGTTCAATTCCATTTGTGGCATTTGACACAACGGAACTGCTCTCCGATGGCATCTGTGCGGACAATGTTGAGTTCCTAACTCCGTATTGTTTGACCAGTGCTCTAAGACCTTCCCAATCATATTTTAACTCGTTAGGCACGATTTCGTCAACGTCCTTCTTGTATGTATCAATAGGAAGAATTCCCTGAGCATACTTGGTTCGGTTGCTATACTCACAAGCACCTTTTTCTTTGGCAAGGTTTACGGTAGCCTGGATAAGGTAATATTGGAATGCCTCAGTGAGGTCATGGACCGACTGCCAGGAGTCTTGAGATTCATATTGATGCCCGTGCTTGGCTAGGTAGTGTGCGAGACCAATATAACCGATTCCAAGGGAGCGTCGTGCCTTAGTAGCGATCTCTGCTGCCTTGATGGGGTATCCTTGAAAATCAATGAGTTCATCAAGACCCCTAACAGCAAGATCACAAAGAACTTCAAGATCCTCAAGATCCCTAATTTTTCCAACATTAATAGCAGAAAGAATGCAAAGAGCAATTTCGCCATCGCCGTCAATGTGTTGTAGTGGTCTAGTAGGAAGGGTAATCTCTTGGCAGAGGTTGCTCATCTCAACCTTATCTAGGAAGGAAGAGTGAGAGTTGCAGTGGTCGATATTCATGATATAGAGACGACCCGTTTCGGCACGTTCCTTCAGAATATCCAAAAAGAGTTTTTGAGCTCCGATAGTCTTTCTTGGAACAGACTCATCTCGTTCATAAACATTGTATAACTCATCAAATCCATCAGTGCCAAAAGCATCATACAGACCAGGAACGTCGTGTGGACTGAAGAGTGAGATGTCTTCGTTTTTGATGAAACGCTCATAGAACAACTTGGAAATTTGAATAGAGTAATCTAGTTTACGAACACGATTATCTTCACTTCCCTTGTTATTCTTCAGTACAATGATGTCTTCTATTTCTTGGTGCCAGATCGGGAAGTGTACAGTTGCTGATCCACCTCTGATGCCATTTTGTGTGCAGCAACGGACAGTTGCTTCAAACTTTTTGAGAAATGGTATAACACCTGTGTGTTGAACTTCACCGCCCCTGATTTTAGCGTTGATGCCCCTGATGCGACCTGCGTTGATACCGATACCCGCCCTTTGTGCAACGTATCTGCCAATAGCCATATCGCTAGTAAAGATACTATCGAGGGTGTCATCAGCATCAATAAGGACGCAGCTAGCATATTGTCGAAGTGGAGTTCTAACCCCCGCCATGATAGGTGTGGGAATGTTGATTTTGTGCTTGCTGATTGCGTCGTAGTATCGCTTGACATAATCGAGCCTGGTCTCCTTTGGATATTTAGAGAAAATAGTTGCCGCAATCATCAAGTACATAAACTGTGGCGTTTCATATAGTGCGCCACTGCTTCTATCTTGCACAAGGTACTTGTCAACGACTTGACGTAGACCTGCATAAGTGAACAGATAGTCGCGGTGATGATCAATAAACGACTGAAGTTTATCAAACTCTTCGTCAGAATAGAGGTTGAGAATTTCATCGTCATAAACTCCCTTTTCTACACAACGCTCAACATGATCCTTGAGTGTTGGTGCTTCGTGCATACGCCCATACAACTGCTTGCGGGTAGCAAACAGGAGCAGACGAGCAGCAACAAACTGATAGTTGGGATGGTCCAAGTCAATCAGGTCAGAAGCAGCACGAATCAGAATCTCTTGGATTTCTGCCGTTGTAATACCGTCATAGAACTGAATACCAGACTTCATCTCAACTTGTGACGCAGAGACCCCTGCAAGGTCCTTACACGCCTCTTCCACCATAACGTGGAGTTTATTCAAGTCAAGAGGTTCTGTTCCACCGTTCCTCTTGACAACCTTTGTTCCGTTGCTCATATTTTCTTCCAGATGTTAAATTTAATTTTTGCTTCTAAACCTGAGTAGGTATTTGATTTTAACACATCCATAACATTAAGTCCAGAGAGGACCATATCATTGATGTCTTTCTCTACGATTCCGCTTGGCCAGATGACGACCCTCTCACCTCTTGTAATACATTTGCTAATTCGATTGACGATTTCTCTATTGCGGGGCTCATTGTCGTAAACAAAAACAATACTGTTTCCTTCAAGACAACGAACATCACCGTCACTGCCACACAGAGCCACGCTATTGTTGACGAAAGTGCTGTCAAAGGGTCCTTCGACCACATAGACTGGTAGTTTCTCATTGATTGTATTAAGTCCATAAATTTTCGGTGCCTCCTCGTCAAGCATCACAGTGATATATTTAACAGAGTTAGGAACTAGACTTCTGCCCTGAAAACCGATAAGGTTATTGTC